ATATCGCCCTGTTGGTATAATCTTCACACCGTAAATAGGAATTGTTGTATCGAAATCCCGTGTAAGTTGTACATATCGGCAAGAAGCATAAGGAAAAGTTCCGATGGAACGTCACCTAAACGCCCTGCGAATCTCCCTATTGATTGTCTTATCCTTCACTGCCGCATAGACCTGCGTCGTATGGATAGATGTGTGTCCGAGAATGGAAGAGATTATCGGCATGTTTACACCTTTGAGCAGCAGAATTGTCGCACAGGAATGCCTTGCACAGTGGAAGCTGAGATGCTTCTTGATTCCCAGTCTGTTAGTGATTCTGTCCAGCAACACGTTGGTCCTGGCATTCGGCGGTAGACGGAATAACCTCCCCTGCCGGATATCATTAATCAGACTGACACCCTTCCCTCCGAACATCCGTGAGATAGGCACGCGCACCTCTCTTTCCGTCTTCTGCATCTTCATCACCAGCCACTTATTCCTGTAGATCGTCTTGATGTTAGACCGCTGCACCCGTTGAACGTCCGAGAAGCGAAGCCCTGTGTACGTCGAGAACAGGAAACCCTTTGCCACCTCCTGCTCGTCGCCTTCCAGCCGCTCGATGGCATTCTCTATCTTCTTGATGTCAGATTCCGTCACGGTATTCTTTCTTGTCTGCTCCAGATGGATATGATACTTGCGGAAGGGATTGGCCGTAATGATGTCGTTGTCGATGGCCAGATTGATATACCGCTTGAAGATCTTCATAAACTTGGCCAGCGTGTTTACGGCATAGCCGAGCGATTTGATGTAGTGGTCGAACTCCATGATAAACTCATAGGTGATATCCGAGAAGGTGAAGTCATAGCGGAAGCCTCTCAGAACGTCGAGCGTGTTCTGATGATTCCCGATGGTTCCCTTGGATAGCTTGCACCGATGTATCTGCTCTTGCATCCACTTCGGGAACGAGCGGTTATCCTTCACGGTCAGGTGTTCGGGATTGTCCGCCAGCAGGTTAATATCCCCTACCCTCTTGGTGTAATACTTGTTTCCTACTTGAATCTGAATGAGTGCGTTTTCGCCTGCGAGCTGTGCTGCAAGGTCGTTGATAAGACTTTGTATTTCCATTTTAATTAGACTGTTTGGGGGTTTCAAAAAGATTGATTATATTTGCAGTAAAAATGAATGCAGAAGGAAATACCAGTTAACGGGAAACCGGGGTAAACCCCCGGCCTGTTAATAGTCGTCCTACTTACTCTTAACACATAATGCGTTTCACCGCACGGCCGGGGGATAAATCCTTCGACGCGGTGACACGCATTTTATGTATTAAGTAAGTAGGACGGTGCAAAGATACAAATTTTTCCGAATATGAAACTGTTTGAAATAATAAATTTCAATCGAGAGCTGTTGGGCAGACTCATTTCTGCAGGGTTTAAGCCGGATGACTGCAAGTACCTGAACTTGTATGGAGAATACCTGAAACTGAGGGAGGAAGGGGGAAAGACTACCTGGGTAGTGGCTTCCCTCTCCGAAAAATACGGCGTGAGCGAAAGAAAGGTCTACAATATCATCAAGCATTTCGAAACCGACTGCACGCCTCGTGCAGTGTGATTCCGGACTTTCCTGCCACATCCTCGTTGGTAATGCCGATATTTGCAGCACCAAACCCATTTACAGCCATGAATAAGTATTACCAAATCCTGTCAAGGGTACTCGAAAAAGGAAAGTACCAAACCAACAAGAAAGGCAGCATCAAGTATCTGCTCAACGAACAGCTCTCACTAACCCCGGCAGACCTGCTCGATATCTTCGAGAGCCACGGCATCGCGCGCAAGAAACTGAAAAGCGAACTCCAGTTGTTTATGCAGGGAGAGCGCCAGGTGGAGAAGTACCGCGACGTCGGAATCAACTGGTGGGACTACTGCGGGTCCGTACTGGTCAACAGCTACCCCACCTACTTCGAGAAGCTGCCGCCTCTCATCGCAAAGATCAACCGCGAAAAACGTAATTCCAAAAACTATGTGCTCTTCCTCGGAGCCACGGATGCAGAGAGCAACCAGGCACCATGCCTGAGCCTCGTACAGTTCCAGATAGATGAAGGGGAACTGGTCATCTCCGCATATCAGAGGAGCTCTGACGCTAACCTCGGGCTGCCAGCAGATATCTACCACCTCTATCTGATGGCAAGGCAAATCTCACTGCCGTTGAAGTCCATCACCCTGATGCTCGGCAATGTGCATATCTATGAGAACAACATCGAAAAGACTAAAATCCTGCTCGATGGTAACGAAAATGTGAAGTTCGACCTAAACGTGTGATAAGGTAATAGCCGTTTTAATCCCAACATGAAAGCCTCGGAAAAACATTTTCCGGGGCTTTGTTGCGTCCGGCCGGAAACAAAACTGTCCTAATCTTGAAACTCGTGTTACTATCTTTGTGGAAAAAGAATAAAACATGAGCTGGCTCACAGAATCTCACCGATGGCAGCACCTCTTAGGAGGTTTCGTGATAGGCATCCTGTCACTCGGCTGCTGGTACACCGCTGCACTCGCAGGGATAGGTATCGCTTCCACACTGGAGTTCAAGGACAGAAGCTGGGGAGGAAAGTGGGACTGGACGGACTGGGTTATCACAATCGCCGGAGTCGCCAGCGGCTCCGGTATAAGTTTCACCATAAAATCAATTACAACATGAAAAAGTTTCTTTGGAAAGTAGTTTTCGCCGTGATCGGCGTGGCCATTGCCCTTCTTTCAGCTCTGAACGAGGGAGGTAGTGTCGGCGGTGCTTGGCTGGGCGTTGCCTATGCAGCTGTCGTCGCCGCATTCTTCGCACTCTTCGAGAACCAGGCACTTGCTAAACCCTGGAAGGAAATCGGCATGAATGTCATCGTCATCATCGGGGCTGCCGTACTCGGGGCTCTCGCGTACACCATCTTCTAACCCATCGGGAGGTTTAGGCCTCCCGATAACTAAACTTTGACAATGGAGAATATAGCTATCAAATATATCTGGCTGATTGTTGGGGGAGTTTGGGGATGGTTCTGCGGAATCTTCGAACCGGCTTTCCCGCTCATCATCGTGGCAACGTGCTTCATCCTATGGGATGCCTTCGCCGCATACAAACTCGATGTGCGCGTACATAAGGCGTACCCAGACAAAACACAAAGATCTGAAGCCAAGTTCCTCTCATGGAAGTTCAGGGCCGTCATACCAACACTCATTGAGAGGTATGTACTCATCCTGCTCGCCTACCTCGCACAGAAATACATCTTCGTCGATATCTACGTGCCACTGAGCTATATAGCTGCCGGAGTCGTGGCAGCGGAACAGTTCTGGTCGGTATGCGAGAACAATTCTTCCTGCCGGGGAGAGAACGAGAGGTATTCCAAACTCTGGCTGGTCATGGGAAAGATCTTTGCCGACAAGACGGAACGCCACTTCGATATCGACCTCAGCGGACTCGCACCCGACGAAGCAAAGGGCCGCAGGAGAACATACAGACCAAAAGGAAGAAGGGAGGATGAGGAATGAATAAGAACAGCCTGCTCAACTACAACTTTGCTTCCCTCTTTGCCAAGAAGGGATATGCCTACTTCACGTCCGGAGCCTATAACCTGAACATCATCGGCATACGAACCGCACACGGTAATAAAGTGACCAACAAGTTTGACGATTGGTTCGTCATCACCTACAAGGATAAACGGGGGGAATGGCACCGCCATGTGTGGCCTTGCACCACGGAACCGGGACTGGACCTGATGAAGAAACCCTCCAACCCAAAAGGAACGGCCATCCTCGTGCCAGGACAGTACCGAGGACTCTGGCGAATCGACATCCATAACGGAAAGTACAAGGCGCTCTGCCAGCGTACAAAACCTTGCAAGGTCTACCGCGACGGAAACAAGGATAATATCTACGACCTCATGCCAACAAAGATTGACACCGGAATCTTCGGCATCAATATGCACAGGGCTTCCAAATGGGGGAAGATAGAGAACGTCGGACAGTATTCCGCAGGATGCCAGGTTTTCCAGTCGCCAAAGGACTTCACCGAAATGATGACCTTGGCCGAATCACAGGTCAAGGCAGGACTCGGCAATTCATTCACATACACACTCATCAAAGAAGAAGATCTATGAAAAGAAACGACGATTATCTGATATACCTCTGGCTACTGTTCCTCATAGCCGCCTGTATGCTCACATCATGCAATAGCGGACTGAAAAAGGAGATAGAACAACTCCGGGAGGAACTGGCCCGACAACAGCAGTATGTCCCTCTCCATAAGGACACCATCCGCGACTCTGTGGAAATCGTCACACAGAAAGTGGTGGAGGTAGAGAAAATCAAGGAGGTGCTTACCGACGAAGACCGCAAGCTGCTCAAGGATGCAGGCATAGCCGCAAAGGAACTGATGAGCCTCCAGAAGACTTCAATGGAAACCAAGGACTCGGTTTCTCTGCAGGCCGCTGTTTCGCAGCAGCCGAAAACACCCGGAGATTCCATCTTCGTCTACAATGACGCATGGGCCAGCTTCGAATATCAGAACAAACGGCTCAAATACGCCGTCCGTGACTCACTCGCCATCGCACTGCAGAAAGAATACAAGCACCGGCTCCTCTTCTTCAAATGGGGAACAAAAGGCTACAAAGTGAATGTCATGAACTTCAACCCGCACGCCACAGTGAGATACAATACATACGTCAAAATTCGTAAATAGCTTCATAATTGTTTTAGTTAGTTAGTTATTAAATTATTTAAGTTTTCATGTTATTAGTTAAACAGGTGGAATAAAATTTTCAAGTTTCATTAGAGACAACACGCCAGCCTGAGAAGGTAGGCGTGTTTTCCATATATAAATGTCCCGTCTCTTAAGTTGGTGATTCTATCACCACGAGTCCCCCCTGTCCCACTTTTGTTACCCCTGTTGTATACCTTTGGAGTAACAACAAACACCCACCACCATGGCAACAAGACAGTCACAAGTAGTTATCACAGCCAACGGTAAGCAGGCAGAAGCCGTGCTGACGGCCATCACTGAGCGCGTAAAGACTCTCACCGCATCGGAAAAGCAACTCAAGGACACTCTGAGGCAAATGCGGACCGAAAGCAAGCAGGATACCGAGCAGTATAAGCAACTACAACAGCAGCTCAAGGCCGTGCAACGGGAAATGAAATCTCTCAACACCGCTGCACAACAGAACATCAGCAACATGGAGAAGGTGGATAAGGTCGTAAAGGATCTTGCTAACGCTACCACCCGACAACTACGTGACGCACTACGCGCCGGGAAGAAAGAACTGGAGCGCATGGCTGCCAGCGACAAGGACCTGAAGCCATTGCAGCAAAGGCTGAAACTCATACAGCAGCAGATTGACCGTAACACAGGAGCTGTCAAAAACCATGGCTCCGCATGGCAGATTGCCGTTAAGAATATCACTGCTTATGTAGGTGTATTTGGAGCGTTCAACATGCTCAAGAATAAGCTACAGGAAATCACCCGACTCTCCCTGAAATTCTCCGACCAGCTCGCCGACGTCCGTAAGGTGTCAGGACTCGAAATCGAGGATATCAACCAACTCGCAGTCAACCTCTCCAAGATAGACACCCGCACATCACTCTCCACAATGGTTGGAAATCTCGCGTATTCGGGTGCAAAACTCGGATTCGGTAACATGGGTATCGAAGGACTCGAAAGCTATGTCAAGGCTGCCAACCAGGTAAACGTCGCACTCGGTGAGGAACTGGGAGAACAGGCCATGCCAGCACTCTCCAAAATCACCGAGAACATGGGACTCATCAAGGATATGGGCGTCGAGAAGGCCATGCTCGCCACGGGCTCCGCCATCTTCAAACTCGCCAGCACATCCACGGCAAGCGCAGGACCTATCGTAGAGTTCTCTAAGCGACTCCTCTCCATCGGTAAAAACGCTGGTCTCACCACCGATCAGATTCTCGCACTCGGTTCTGCTGCCGACTCTATGATGCTCATGCCTGAAGTGGCATCAACGGCATTGGGTAAGCTGGTCATCGCCATGCAGACTAACCATAACCTCATTGAGAAATCGCTGCATATCGAACCGGGAACCATCTCCAACCTCTATCAGTCCGGAAAGATGATGGAGGCCATGCTCCTCGTCTTCGAGAAAATGCGCGAGAAAGGAGGCATCAACGCACTCGGTGGTATCTTCAAGGACCTCGGTTCCGACGGCCAGCGACTGAAGGCTACCCTCGTCACCATGTCCGAGCAGTTGCCAATGCTCAAGCAGCACCTGGAGACTTCTTCCACCGCCTTCCGCGAAGCCACCGCCGTAACCGCTGAGTACAACATCCAGCAGGAAACAGCTGCCGGTATTATGGAACGTGCAAACAACATGTGGGAGAAGGCCTTCATCAATCCGGCCTCCGTAGATATGGTGAAAGAGTTCGCACAGGCATGGTACGACGTCTCAAAGAGCCTGACTGAAAGCGAGGGATATATGGCTGCTATGAGGTTCGCACTACAGTCACTGTTCACCTTGCTGGGAGGTATAATCAAATTGGCTCCGGCCGGTATCTTCTTTATGGTAAGCAGGGCACTGTTCGCCGTGGCCACAAGCCTCGGGGCCGCTAAGATCGGTACCGACGGACTCGCTGCATCGTGGGCACGATTGAATACCGCCATGAAGGCCAATATCATCTCGCTGGCCATCGGACTGGTTGCGCAATTTGCCATCACAATGCTCGAATCATCTAAGGCTTCTAAGGAGGCCGCTGCATCCTTGGACGTGTTCGCAAAGGCAGAAATGGAAGCCGCTGAAAGCACCGCTCAGGAACGCGGGGAACTGGAACGGCTCTACCGCACAACGCAGGACACCACCAAGTCCATCGAGCAGAGAACAGCTGCCGTCGCCGAGATGCAAAAGAAATATCCTGCCTACTTCGGGAACCTCACTACCGAGGAAATACTGGCAGGGAAAGCGGCGGATGCCTATGCCCGGCTGAAGACAGAAATCATGAACGCCGCACGGGCACGAGCCTACCAGAAGAAAATGGACGAACTGGCTGAACAGAACCAGAAGTTGGAAGACCAGATTGAGGACAACCAGAAATGGATGGACGAAAATCGGGAGAGATACGGCCGCGAAAGACAAAAGGCTGATGCTGCCGTAAATGCACAAAACAGACTTGAAACAGCCGGGGCTTCTGCCGTTGGCGGGAAGATGGGATATGTACACGCTTCAAACAATGCCGACAAGGCAATAATTGGAGGGTACCAAGCCAGGGAAAGACAAAATACCGCTGCCGAGGAACAGATCAAGGCAAACAACGCCAAGATGGATAAGCTGGCGGATAAGATTGACCAATATAAGCCGAAAGGTACAGGCAGTGGGAACGGAACGACATTCAATCCTCTCGAAAACGATGCACCCGACAAAGACGCTGCCGCTGCCGCACGGAAGGCCGCACTCGCTGAGAAAAAGGAAATGCGACAGCAGCTGCAGGAATCGGAGGCAGAGGCAAAGGCCATCGTCGATAACATCAAGAATTTCTACGAGCGCCAAATCACCGAGACCCTGAACATCGCCACGGCTACGGGCATGAACACCGAACTGCAAGACCAGCTCGTGAATGCCCTCACCATGCGCATGAACAGCGCACTGGCTCAGGCAAGAAAGGCCGTAGCAGGCACGAAAAATGAATGGGAGCAGTTCAAGAAGACCATCCAGGATGATATGATTGAACCGCTGGTCGATGGTACCAACGAGTCCATGCAACTGCTCGATAAGATTGAGAACAATAACCTGGCTGCACTGCGCAGGCAGATTGTGGCTCTTTCAAAGTCTCTCAACAAACCGGAAAGCGCACTCATCGACCAGGTATGGAAGAATGCCACACTCAATGAGAAGGCAAACGCCAAAATCGGTAACAAGGAGGAACAGCGACGACGCCAGGCCATACTCGAAAAGAACTTCACCGGAAAGGTCAACGAGGATACGGAGACAACCATGGAACAGTTCGGGTTCGCCATGCTCACACCTGACCAGATGAAGATCATCCTCTCCGGAGGGAATAAGGCCAAGCAGTTCCTCGACGAGAGAAGCCGCGAATGGCAGAACATGCTCACCAACGCAAGGGAGAACTTCGCGGCCGTCGCGGGGGCTGATTCACCCGACAGCCTCTGGGGGATTCTCTTCGGGCAGGACTGGGACAGCCATAAGGATGAAATCAAACTCCGCGGACTGCTCGACCTCACAGGGGAGGACTTCCAGCTCTTCTACGACGAACTGATCAAGTATAACGATGCCTATGTGGAAGCGCAGAAAAGGGCTGCCGAAAGGGTGGTGAAAATCAATGACTATGTCTTTGAAAACCGTTTCAACATCAAGGCCATCGACAACGAGGTAAGAAACCTCGATAAACTCTCCAAGCAGCAAGGACGGGAGGGTGGACGCCACCGCGACATGCAGCAGCGGATGGGTATCGCTGACACCATGGCCGAGGATCCGGAACTCCTGCGCCTCGCACTCATCGAGGACCGCGAACGCAGACACCTCGAACTGATGAAGCAACTGCTCGAGCAGGAGAGGATAACCATGAAGGAATACAATGCCGCATTGGAGAAATACGACAACGCCAGGGCTGCACATGCTGACAGGGTGGCACAGGCCGTCAGCGAGCGTATCGCGCTCCTGCAGCAACTCACCCACCCCATCGAGGATTTCGGTACCGCAGTGGGCGATGCATTCGCCACCATGACCACCGACGCGGAGGAGGGACGCAAGGCCCTGCAGGATGCCGTCAAGTCAATGATTGAGCAGTTCGGCAAGATGACCATCAAGATGTATGCCGAACTGATGACGCAGAAGGTCAACCAGGCGCTCTTCCACCAGGAGATGGAGGCAGAGGACCGCCGGCATAATTCCGTGCAGGCCGTCGAAGAGGAAGAGGGAAAGAAAAGGGTATCGGTCATCAAGGCCATCGGCGCCCTCATCCTCGGACAGAAAAAGAAACAGAAGAAACAGGAGCTCAGACTCGAGAAGCAGGCTCAGGGCGAACAGACAGATGTCGTACAGGAGGAAGGAGAAAGCCGCCTGAGCGTCACCAGCATCGTCGAGACGGGTATCGCTTCCATCACATCGAAGGCAGCACAGGATATCGCCGAGACAAAGCAAAGCCAGGCTGCAGCCAATGCGGCCACCACGGCAGCTGAGACAGAGGGAAGCGTGGCAGCTGGTGTCGCCGGAGGTGCCGCGAAGATCATCGGCACACTCGGATGGTGGGGTATACCGCTGATAGCTGTCATTACTGCTCTCCTCAACGGACTGCTGGCCTTCGCACTGGGCAAACTCTTCGGGGGGAGCAAGAGCCAGAGCTCTTCTTCCGCCACAAACGTGAAGTTGAAGTCGGGAATGCTCACCTACGACAACGGAAACATCCGATCTGTACTCGGTACCGACGGACATGTATACCAGGCACGCGACGAAGGTACCATACAGACCGGAATCGTAAGGAGCCCCATCACGGCATCAGTAAACGGGGAACCGTCCATCATCGGTGAAAAGGGACCGGAACTGGTGGTGGGACGTGAAACCACGCGCGCACTCATGCTGTCACGGCCCGATATCCTGAAGACCATCACCGATATCGACCGCAACCGGAGCGGGCGGGCCATGAGGACTCTCGATGAGGGCGACCTCAGTGCTCTCGCCTTACCCGCAGGCAGCGGTTCCGCCGCTGCTACCATGGCTTCAGAGGAGACGATGAGAAACCTCGCCCAAACAGTCGCCATGCTCTCGCAGACACTCAATGCCATACAGCAACAAGGCATCCCGGCCACCATCAACAAATACGGACGGGGCGGACTCATCGACGAGGTACAGAGCGGACTGCGGTTCATGCAGAAATATCAATAGCAGGTGAGAGGATATGGGAATGATTGAACCTTGCTGCTGCCATAAGCAGCTGCCGAAACTGTTGCGCGAGAACCACGACCGTATCTGCGTCTTCCAGACGTCAGGCGACGTGACGATGCAGAAGTTCAACTTCGCCGTGTCATTCATGGCGGGCGATGCGTCAGACCGCATCCTGGTACTCCCCACGGCTGATGTGTGGCTGTTGCGCGAAGTCAGGCATGATATCGCCAAGGGATGGGCGAAGAGTTACACCCTCATCATCGGGAAAGACTGCGCGATGACAGATGCAGAGATTGCAGCAGAGGTCGGAAGCAGCCACGTGCGCGTACTTCGCGACCAGATGGCGCGCACGCCCCTATTCTCCCTCTCCGGGAGCGAAGGCACCGTCATCATCGTCGGAGATATGAAAGGCGTAGCGGATGCAGGCCTCAAATACTACACCGCTTTTTTCGGAACAAATAAAGAGTGCATCGAGCAGATTCTCTCCCCAATCAGAAGCAGAATAAAACTAAAGGTGAAATAAGAGTCACGTTTCTTAACGTGGTGATTCTATCACCACAAAAATGTCAAAACCATGGCCGTACAAATATACCTACCCAAAACCCCACTCAACAAAGTCATCCAGGAATGGATTGACGAGGCGGAAGCACAGCTCGTCGAGAACATGAACACACAGTTCATCTGGCCCGTCGAAGTCTATCCGGGATACCGCGAAGTCAACGAATACAGAAAGAAACACGGAGGGTGGTACTCCACAGGACAGGGAGAGAAAAGCATCGGGGGAAAGGTCGTCAACGCCAGCAGCCCCGACAACGTCACCGTCATCTTCCACTGGAACGACTACCTCGACTTCGTGGATCGTGGTGTCGGTAAGGGAAGACCGTCACAGAGCGTTGACCGTGAGAAAAAAGCACATTTCCAAGACCGGTACATCGGCATGTGGAACACAAAGGGAGCCAGCAAGCAGACTTCACGCCCAGCCTTCTTCATGGAAATGAGACACCTCGAATCACGTATGCAAAAGTACCTCGAAGACTACTACGGATATGAAGGATCACTCCGCACACTCAAAGCATTCGACAACCTACAAATCAATTTCAACTTCGATTAACCTTTCTCCGTAGGCAGCGGTTCCGCCGCTGCCTTTCACCGCCTACCCAGCATCAGCTTCAGGAACACCACCACCACTGCAAGAAGCCCGAACAGCAACCACATACGGAATCCAAACAGCGGGATAATAACCAAACAGCCCAAATGCAACTGCCAGAACCTACGCCACACAATAGGCGTACCGCCATCATGCAGGTAACGGCCTACCTGCTGACTCCACACCACAAAAGCAATCAGGGGAGAAACAAAAAAACCATATAGCCAACTCTCCCCCACCCCAGCCAATGACAGCAGAAAACACACCACCAGCAAAACCGCCACTTCCAACAGAACCACCTTTACCGGAGTCCAGAACACCCACGCATTACGACGGTCCGTCTCCACATCGTCCGCCACCTCTGCCTCCTGGCACATCCGCTCATACTCCTCATCGTACCAGTCATCATAATCTCGCCTGCTCATAAAGTATCATGTTATTGTTCGACGTTGCAAATATACAAACTTATTTGAATTATCCAAGAAGTATGTCACATCTTTGTTTGTTTTTTGTCTCAAATATAAATAATATGTTTTTGTTATGTAGAAAAATATATATGTATAATGCAGAAAACCATCACGAACCTAGCCGCACAAAACAAAAAAGAAACAAAAGTTTCGCCCCCATTCCCACCCCCAAAAACACGCCTCGCAAACATCCGCAAACCCCTACACCCCAAAAACGCCAACCCCGAAAAACCGTATAACCACCTATAAATCAGACTTCATCATAAAAAAACTACTTCCCACACTCTTTCCGCACCCGCCGCCCAACTACAGCGGCCACCCTCGCCCCCGCGAGGGTGACCCGTGCGCATTATGCGGCAGGGGTGTACGCGCGTGTACTTACAGTAATGGGATTCGGCCTGCCGGTTGTCAGGATAAAGATCGCCCGGCCATTGGTTGGGGTGGCCGGGCGATCATCATTTAACCACAATTTTAAGAGCATGGCCACAGTATGGGCACACACCGGGAACGGCTGGCGCTGGTGGTGGCATCTCATCGGCGAAAAACTCCCAGACGGGAACCCCGACGGCATCGGCCAAACGTCGCAAGCTGTTAACGGTTGGGTTGTTGGCTATAGTTCTGGAGAGTGTGACACGTTCCACCCCCATGGCATCGGCGGCCGCCTGGATTGTGTAGCCGTGGGCCTGAAGTGTTTTTTTTATTTCCATATCTTGCATAATATTAAAATACACGGGCAAAGATAATGGAAAAAAACAGAACGACCAAATAAAACGGGTAAAACGTTTATTTTAATGCTACGTTTGTTAATTTCTGTAAACAAATAATGTAACATTGCGGTGTTTTTGTTAAGTAACATTAAAATAAACGTTTTTCTCCCGAAAACATTTGGAACGTAACAATAAAATACACTATCTTTGCAACGTCGAAAGACAAAAAACAAATTTAACAGTAAAATTTTAAAGTCATGAAGAATTTAAAAAACACCGCTGCAATGATCGCAGCAATCGCAGCAGCCAACCCGGCAGGGTTCACAGTTAACGCGCAAACCTTGGAGCCTATTTCAACCGGTTACGCCGTGGCCGTTCTGGACACTCAAAACAGTTTTAACAACGAAGGTATTAACCGAGTTATTGAATACGTCAACAATCACCCAGAAGTTAACGCCATCGGTGGCTGGTATGATACCGAAAGCGGCCGTTATTACTACGATGCTACGATAGTAGTTAACACCCTTTCAGAGGCTATCGAATTAGGCCGGATTAATAAGCAGCTCGCAATCTTCAACCTTAACACACTGGAGGAAATTCGGCTATGATCATTTTGTTACAACTCGGCCCCGTTGCTCTCATTCTTGGGTGCCTGGCCTCTATTAAAAAACTTTCCGCCTGATAACAGGCATAAAAACAAACATTAACCCGGGCGGGGATCCTCCCCGCCCACAAAACAAAAAAATTATGAAAACAAATGTTTCTTTTAATCAGATTGCAACCGAGTTAGTAAATATCTTCAGCAACGAAGAAAGAAATAACGAATATAATACCAATAGCGGCACAATGCGCCAGGGCTTTTGTGGTTGGTGTGGTGTGATGTCACCTATTAACCGCCTCGCATTTGTCGAGGACTTCGGAGCCCAAACCGTTACACTTGCAGAAGTGGAAGCCCGCCGCCGTATGGATGACAAGGCGAAGGAATACGCAGCCACCCACCACGCCGCCCACGTGGCAGAAGCCAACCAGAACGAGCAGCGCAACGCCGCCCCCGTGGCCGGTTCGTTTGTCTGGGCCGTTGAAACAGGGCTGAAGAACGAGGGCCAGGGCGTGGCCGGTGTCATCGCCGACGCCGTGGAGGGTTACGACGTCCGCCGCCGCCTCGTATGCGTGGAAAGAGTGATCAACGCCACCGCCGCCGACTTCCTGCGCCCGTCGCTGGCTGATGAACTGGTGAAGGCCGACGCCGAGAAGGGCGAGGAGTTCCCCGGAGGCAGTCGCAACGATGACGACAATTATACGGACTTCTTCGACAATTATAAAACCTGGTACACCGTAGCCGCCGCCGTGGTTGACCCCGCCGGCCGCTGGTTCCTCATCGACGCCGAGGGCTACGACTACGCCCGTTATATCCTCATGCCGACCAACTGGGGCGAGCAGTTCGCAACCGAGAAGGCCGCCGCCGAGCAGAAGAAAGCCGACCGCGAAGAGCAGGAACGCAAAGAAGCCGAGCAGCAGGCCGCCGACCGTCTGGCCGCATACGTTGAGCGCTGCAATAAGTGGGCGCACCTGATGACCGATTTACGCCCCCTCGTTGCCGCTGAGAAGGCAGCCGCCGAGAAATACGGCTACCGCAGCAAGGAAGCCAAGGCAGCAGCCCGCAAGCTCCAGGCCGCCCGCCGTGGCAATGTGTCGGCAATGATCCGCGCCGCCTTCCCCGGTCTTCGGCTGTCTATGACTGTTAACCATGGTTGGGGGAGTGCCTACGATCTGACCTACTACGACGGCCCCACCCGCGACCACTTCGAGAAAGAAACCGATCTTAATTTATTCGAGTCTATCGCCTACACCTTCGACGGCATGACCGATTGCGCCGACTTCGACCGCCACGAGTTTACCGACTTTTCGGAAAAATTTTTCGCCTGCAATTTCGGAGGCGTGAAGGTTGACCGCGAACAGAGCGGCGAGAACGCCGCCGCCATGCTGGCCGCCATCGTCGAAACCGTACCGGCAGCCGCTGACAACGAGCCGCGCGAATGGACCGCCGACGAACTGCAAGCCGTGGCCGCCCGCCTGGGTTGCGACGCTGACAGGCTCGCCGATCGTCTGGCCAACTACTGCCAGACGCTCACCGCCTCGATCGTCGCCCGTATTGCCTTCCACATCTGCGACTTTGCTACACAGAAGCCCCAGGAGCCCACGACACCGACCGACCCGACCAACGGCAAGGCCAACACAACAGAGGCCACCACAAGCGACGGGAATGCCCCCGCCGAGGGTCTGGAGCTGGTAGAGATTGCCGACGGCGTGGCCGTCATCGGTGACAGCCGCACGACCTACCGCAACCGCCGCGAGATCAAGGCGCACGGCGCACGATGGAACCGCGACGCCCAGCAGTGGCAAGCCACCACGCCCGAGGCCGTGGAGCAGTTGCGCAAGTGGTTCGGAGTTGCTCAGGACGAGCAACCCGAAACCACCACGACCGCAACAGAAGCCGCACAAGCCCACGAAACCACCAAGAGCGACGAACAGCCCACCAAGAGCGAGAACGGGGCAGAGAGAGAACAAGACGCGCCCGAACTGTTTCAAACCGTGGAATTTTACAACCGCGAAGGCGTGACAGACGAGCGGGGCCGCCGCGTCAAGACCTCCGAGCAGATCAGGCAACAGGCCGCCCGGATAGAATGTAACTATATTGCAGGCCGTGAAGGTCTTCGCGGTATTGCCCGCCGCCTGGAACGAACGAAGGGACCCGACGCACCCGAAACGAAAGAAGCATATAAACGACTACAGAGCCGCGCCGCATGGTTGCGTCGTGCAGAATTGGCAGCACACGCAGAAGCAGGCCGCAAGCATCGCGCCGCATACCTCAGAGACACCGACCCCACCCCCACAGATGGGGGCGAGGGTATCAAGGCCGAGAATTGTACATCTTTACGATATAAGAGCGCGGAATCTTCACCGATTCCAGCGAATCAGAAAACAGCTTCACTATTTGATGACCGCCAAGAAGTTACCAACCCCATCAAGGCCGAAGACCTGAACACGCCGCGCGTGTTGCAACTGTCAGAACGTCGCGACATCGTGACCGGATGCACAACCGAACAGGCCAAGGAATTGGAGCGCATGGGAGGCAAGCAGACCGCCGAAGGTGTGGTATTCCGCGCGTCAAAGAACAACCGCCACCGCCTGCACTCCTGGCAGAACGAACAGAGCCGCAGAGAGCGTGCCACAATCCTGGGCGATGGCTGGAAGTGGGTAGAAGGTTTTAACCATGGGACAGAGCCGGGCGACCTGATTACATGCACCAACGGCACACGGGGGCGAGTGACCAAGAGCAGCCCCGAATCATGCTGCATCGAGTTCGAGACCGAAGACGGACAACTCTTGAGCGTTGCGGGCTACTTCCGCGATGAAAACCCCTGTTATAATGGCTCTGAAAAAACACAGATTTCAGGCTGCAACATGGGAATATATTAATGAATCATTTTTAAATAGAAAGGAACCGAATTATGACACTTAACGATTTCAAAAGAGAGGCTGAATTGCGTGGAAACTTCTACGACAATAGCGAATCAGCAGCCAAGCAATGGGCTAGGACTTGGGGGTTTACATATTGGCGCCTGGTATGGTTCTACAAGGAATACAAAGTGGGCAATATGGTATATCGCTCTGGGCATTGGCGCGGCCGGCATGGTGGGTGCAAAATCACCGAATGCGAGATTAACGGCGAGAAAGTAAGCGAATATCGCTTCAAGAAGGCCCTGGGAAACTTTGCCGCTCCCAATATCACCGGCGAGGACATTGCCCGCAGGAAGGCCTTCCAGGAGGAATTGCAACGAAAGATCTTGGAAAAGCAAGAAGCTGCTAAGAAGTGGCGGAACGAGCTCGCCCGCAACCGAAGGGCATCAAGCAAGAAAACTCCCGACCCCAGACAATTAAGTTTTGCATTTTAATTCCCGAACCATGATAACATTATTTGAAAACAATGAGTTTCGCCTGTTATCAACAGGACATGACTACGACTTTGTAGGCATCATCGAGACAAAGACAGATGAACCCCTGACGTTCTTCTTTAATGAAGAGCTATGCGATAGCGACGACGAAAACAGCTGGGACGATGTCTGTATAGACGAGAGCCAGACGCAGCTGCTGGACGTATACAAAGGTCTGAAAGAGTATAACGATAGCGAGGGTATCGACGAAGAACAGGAAACCGCAGAATGTCTGCAGGCCGATAGTTACTTCCGCACACGCGAAGACCGTTCAACGGGTTTCCTGAGCGAACCACGACAGCGTGGGCAGTTCCTGGCACTTGTGAAAAACTACTGCCCCGACCAACTGAAGGCAATTAGCTGGGCGTAGTGACAATAAAACCCACATATACCGCGTTATTTTATCATGGAGTTGACGAAGATTAATAAGAATAAATTGGGGCCCTTCATCGCGTTCCCACGCACACAACTGGAAGGGCTCCCGGATATCACCCCGGACGATCTGAAGGAAGACGAGTTCACGGCAAGAGCAATAGAATTTGGCGACGAACCCGCGTGGGTTGTTGAACAGGCAGAACAGCCGCGTATGATGTTCCAGGTATTTCGTGCCGATAATGTTGCCGACTTTGACCGGCAATTAGGTATACTCTTGTCTATGCAGGAAAACCCAATCTATGTTAGCGGGCATCTGGACGCGTTGCTACTCTTCCAAGGGAATCACGACCATATCAGCGTAACCCAGAAGAACTATAGCAGCATCCTCCAAGAAGTACACCGCACTCGCGACCGCGCTGCCTACTGGTGGCAAGCCTACGGGAAAAAGCATCTTTGAAAGGAGAAAGATATGCGCTCTTCATGACTGAGAGCGTTGTTAAATTTGTTTTTCAGACCGTCTTCGTCGTGATGACGCGGACGGTCTTTTTATACCCATTTTTACTAAAAACGTACTTATTTACTTAACAAAATAACTTATTTTACTTGTTTTATAAAAATAATATCGTAAATATTTGGTAGTTATCGAATTTATACTTATCTTTGCAACAGATAAAGAAACACAGTATTAACCGCCGGGTTCCCGGCATAAAAACAAAACAACAATGAAAGCAACAACAGCCAATTTACAGCAGCTGGAGGCCATGCGCCTGAACTGCTCCGAGAAAGTGAATGATTCTTCACTCTTCACCCTTGATTCTTCACTGTCCACAAAACGCGTATACCGCGCAGAGTTGAAGATCTACCGCGCCATCGCCCGATGGGCCGACAGCCACCCCCGGACAGTTAACGCCCTGCTCACAATCGAGGCCCTGGGCGCCATTTACATCATCTTTATGTACGTCTAGAATTTGGAGGATAGAATCATGATAGCAAGAATCTACAGCAAGAGAAACGTCGCAATGTCAACGTATCTTGATTTCAAAGACAAGACCATCGAAGAGGTGAAACAGTGGTTTGACAAGAATCTTATGAACCACAATGACAGGAAAAAGGTTGGCTATATCTATAGCCTGCTAGACAACAAGACATACAAATGGGAAGATTTATTAGAGCAAATATAAGCATAACAACTATGGCAAAGACAATAAAGATATGGAGCAACAGGGGGAACTGCACGAAGTACCTGTACAGGCTCCGCCCTACACGGTTTATTGCAGACAAGACGCTCTGCCTGAAGATGGACAATGAACAAGCCAAGCGAGCAAGTGAGTGGTTAACCACCATTGGCATAGAGCACGAGGTAATCGAAGTAGAAGGAAATCATTAAAAACAATACGACTATGGCACACAAATTGAATTTCTACACCAAGCCTTCGCGCTTGAACCGCATCAACTATGAGTTGAACAAAAACACCGAGTTCATCATCACCAGCCCGTCGCTCAACTACCATAGCGAGCTCCAGAACTGCGTCATAGCCCTGCAACCTCCTTTCACCGTTGCGAAGATACACGCTTTTCGCACACAGGCGAAAAACGTAGACCTGGCAGAACGACAGGAACGTGAACGTCGCGACTATCTGGAAGGCCTTTCAGCACGCCTGCAGTTGGCCGAGGAAAGCATCAGCAGCGGCTACACCGTCCGCGAACTCATCGAGCAGGAGGGAGCCACCTACGACGAGGAAGAGGATGAAATGCGACTGGTTGCCAAGGTCCCCGGCCTGAACATCTACCTGGAGGTGTTGGGCGTGATGGACGAAGAGGACACCGGCATGGAACGATGGTGGGCCGAACACCCAGAAGATCACACCTACGACCGCGCCATTGATGAAGCAATCGCCCGGCAACTCCAACGCATGGCCTACTTTATGACCACCGCCCATGAAGAACGCGACCGCCGCACCTTCGCCACCATGGAAAGCGACTGGCAGCCGCGCAAAGACTGGCAGGAGGAATACGACCCCGAAGAATGGTGGCAGCGCCCTGAGCGGAAGGGTATCGGCTTCACCCATACCGATCCGGCCAGGCGTGGTACCATCCACGTCAAGCACACCATGACCGAGGATGAACAGGCAGAACTCGCCCGACTGAAGCATGAAGCCGAAAGCCGTGGCGAAACGCTCGACGCCATCACCATCCGACGGCTGAAACTGAAAGCCGTCGCCAATGTGGCCGCCCATAAATTTGTCAAACCAAATAATCAATAGAAATGAAACAAAGTGATATCAAACGATTGGAAAAGGTCTTAACAAAGTATCAGGAAATAGAGAAGCTGCTCGATATCGTCTATGAAAACGCCTACGATTCCGATGAGCGTTTCAATAAGGACAGGTCGGTTTCTCAGATCATCCGCCAGATGTTGGAAGGAGCCCGCCAGGAACGGACGTTCGTCGAAGGGAAGATTCACGCATTCAAAGAAATGAGCAACGCATGATCACCATCAACGACCATAACTTCTATGAGGAACCGGGGTCTTGCGGTACATGCCCGTTCCTCTTCATCCCCGGGAAGAATGCACCGAGCTTTCTCCCGTCCGGCGGTTCTTCCGGCAAGCACCATTGCACCATTTGGAACGAATGGCACCATAGTTGGTCCAAGTGCCCACCCAGATGCAGGAAAATCTTCCGGAAAGCATTCACCTACCCCGACGGCTACAAACTGGTGATTGTGGCAAAAGAATGAGCAAAGAAAACGGGAGCCCTGCAAGGTTCCCGCTTTCTTTGCCCAGAGCCGTCAGAACACTGGAGCCGCTTTAATCTCCAACACGATTCCAGCCCCACAGTGCGGACAGGTCACGCTTTGCGGAACCTCCACCCGCTTCACGATCATCTCCTTGGACTTCTCTTCCTCCGGTGGTGTCACCAGCTGCGCAACAGTCAGCCCCAGAGCATTGGCAATCCTTTCCAGTGTGGGCCATGATGGGGAGGCTAGCATCTTATTCATGTTACCACTGTTAAACGAGGCCCGGTCTGATACTTCTTTCTTGGTCAGACCTGCACGCCGGATCTTCTCCTCAATAATTTCTTGAATAGTCATACTTATTTGGTGCTAATTGTATTTATTTGGTGACAAAGATAGTGTTTTATTTCCAAATTACCACCATTTTACATACAAAATATTATTTATTTACTAATAAATATTAAAAATCTACGTTTTTAACCGTAAATATTTGGTACTTTCGCAAATAATGACTACCTTTGCCACAGATAAAGAAAGTATTAACCGCCTGATATCAGGCATAAAAACAAAGATTATGAACAACTTCAGTTTTGAAACCAATTTGGAAAAGAGAATGCCAACCACAGGTAAGATCTATTTCGTTGATCGCATGACTAGCGACTACGCCGATGCTCACCCCTTCGACGTGGATTCCTATCTCGAAGAAGTATTCCAGAAATGGAACACATGCGAGACACAAGGATTCCGCGAGACACGTGAAGACATCCGCGCAATCTGGAACAACGTATTAAGCCAGACTTACGGTAATGAAAACCTCTACCCCAACCGCAACGGCGAACGTCACCCCGCACTCATCGAGGTGTGGCTCCGTGCCGGCGACTATTGGCGCCGTGGATTCCGTTCGGGCGACGTGCTCCCCGCCATCATTCCGGGATGCAGTATCACCCGCCTGGACAACGGTGGATGGATAGCACTCTTCCCAAAGGACATGCACCTGCTGCAGAACCCATCCGCTGACAACAGTTCCGACGCTGCCACCGCCCCCGTGCCCGAGGCTTCAGCCGAGGAAACAACCGCAGAAGCAACACCCTCCCCCACCCCATGCGAAGAACCTGAGCCCGAATCAGATTCAGAGCCCGAAGTCGCACCCGATCAGCCAACCGCCGACCTCTCAGCCCTTCGCTCCATCGCCGTTGAAATCCTGGTGGCCATCGTCTGCACGCTTGTATTCTGGTTCAGTCTCTGCCACGCCTCCATCCTCGGTGCCGGCTTCGCCGTGGCCATGCTCGCAACAGCTAGCCGCATGGGACTCACCCCCACTATGGCAGCAGCTGCACTGGAATGAATAGTATTATAACACATCTGAACATTCACCGATTTTGGTATTTCAAAAATAAGTCATAATTTTGCAAACTAAATAGTTTATCATCATGTCACAGAAGAAAACCCAGCGAGGATTCCAGGTCGAAGTCGTGGTCAGGAAGCACCCTAAACCAGAACCCTACGTCCGCCACCTGAAGAATGGAACAGTAAAACTGATCAAGGAAATCACTCAGGAAGAAATGGACAAAGCCGTAAAATACATGGCTGAGAACCATCGAATAATACCACATAAACAATAACAGCCTTATGGAACTCCAATACATTGCAAGAGACGGGAAGCGGTTCAACGACCCCCTACTCTGCCAGGACTATGAGCGCTCACTGGGACCGGCTTTCGGGACAGTCGCACGGGCAAAAATCGACATTAAGGGAATGGGCGAACAACGCTTTATAAACGGCCTGTTGAAAGTCTACCATATAAATAAGTGCCATTTCTATGGTTTCACCACCCATTGCATCGACAAACATCTGGAGAACTACGTGAATCCGGAAAACCTCGAAGAAAATAAGAGATATCTGTCACAAACGTTTGCCGACGTCCTGGCCGCACTCAATAAGTTCGATGACGAAGACCTCTGCGAGTACGAATTTATTTACAGCGACAACAGACAATTCAACGACTTCGCCTGCTGTCGCACCAGCAATAACCAACTCTGGGACATCTTGATGAAGGACGAACAGAAATGGAAACGGAAAAACCGGGATGAGGAATAATAAAACTCACTACCCTATCCTATATGTTATAAAAATATTTTTATAATATATATTATTAAAATAGTTAGTTATTTATATAGTTATGTATTTAGTTATTTAGTTAATTAGTTACTTTAATATCTATATATATAACTAACTATTTACAAATTTAAGTTAATTAAATAAGATAACTTGTTAAATATCTACATATTAAAGTAAAATAAATAAGAAAAATATTTTGTTATAAATTTAAATTTTATATATTTGCACCGAAATTGATACAACTACAAATTCTACATCATGGAAAGATTAAAAGAAGTGTTGGCTATCGTCAACAATAAGGGTGGGGTGGGGAAGACCACCACCGTCCAGAGCCTGGCAGCAGCCTTGGTCCGTATGCGCCCGAAATTGCGCGTGCTCATCATCGACCTCGACCCGCAATGCCATCTGAGCATACTCAACGGATTCGATGTCAATCAGTACTTCCAGTATCCCACCGTCTACGACGCACTGAGGAAAGGGGACCGCCTCCCGGTCTACCACACACAGCGACCAGGCGTCTTCATCTGCCCGGCAAGTAGCATGCTACAGGACGTCGATACTGATCTCTTCCGACAGATGAATCCCAAGAAGGTACTACAGAAATGCTTCGGACAACCTATCGACGACCACACGGGCGACGATATGCCGAAGGGTAGGGGAACATCCGAAGGCGAACACCTGACGGATATCATCGGCAGCTTCGACTACGTGCTCATCGACTGCCCGCCGGCACTTTCACAGACCACCTACAATGCCATGACCGTGGCCACCGGGCTACTGATACCCGTTCAGATGGAAGGTCTCTCCGTCAACGGACTCGGCAATATCATCGTGGCCATGCGTGAAGTTCAGTCAGAGCTGAACCCAAACCTGGAACTTCGAGGACTACTCCCCACCATGGTGGACGCACGACCCAGAATCGTGCGCGACTTCATCGACTATCTCAAACGGAGCTATGGCGAACACGTCTGCAAGACGATGATCCGCCGTTCCGTCAAGATGAACGAGGCCCAGACCATGCTCAAGGATATCTATGACTACAAGCCGTATAGCACGGCTGGAATCGACTACGAGTTGCTGGCTAAGGAACTGTTCGACATCTAGCATGTCCCGTCTCTTAAGTCGGCGATTCCATCGCCACCATAACACCGACTATTTTAATTATAAATCTTATCAAAATAACAAAAATATTTTTATTATGGCTAAGAAAACTGAGGAAAGAAAACCTTTCAACTTCGGCGATTCAGGATTGCTGAAGCAGACGGAGGAAACCGTGGTAAAAGGATATGAGCGTATCCATCAGCAGGAACAGGGCGGGGTAGGTGAGCAGGCCAGCCATGCTCCAGTACAGCCCGTCGAAACAGCTGAACCTAAGTCCGAACGCGAGGAAACCCAGAACATCAACGTCCCCATACCTGTCAGCCTGCATCAGCGACTGGGCATCATCAAGTACCAGACAAAGCAGAATATGAAGCAGCTGGTGGTCAACGCCATCCGGGAATACGTGGACAGGTACGAATCCTCTGCCAAGTGAACTTAACTATGAAGCCGGCAACTTATATGGCTTTTTTTGGTTGCTATAACTATGGATTGGTTAACCTCCATCTATACATTTGGCAACCAAAACACCGTGAAACCCCTTTGTTTAAAGGAAATTCCGAAATCGTAAGAAAAAATAAAATAAACCGACGATACCTTTTTTTTTATATATATAAGGAAAATCGTATCTTATCAAGTCGTTTATTTACGCGGGCAGAAAACCCCGTATTTAAAGGCCTCACGGGGCATTTTGGTTGCCTGATTCATAGTTTAGGAACATTCTTTTTATAGTTGTTAGATGAGTCGTAGGTTAACCGATTCATAGTTTAGGCAATATTTAAAACAATAGCAGATGAAAAAACAACAGCAAGGTATCAGCAAGGAAGAGATGCGGCAGTTGGTAGAGTCGCATTCTTGGATTAAGTCCCCCTTCGCCTATACGAAGTTAGGGGCCAACCTGTCATTGGTACAGCAACAGTCGCTTCTCATGGTCAGCGACCACCTGCAGACATACATCAAGGACTTCTATAATCTCAAGCTCGACAAGTCCAAGAAACGCCCGAAGTCACTCTTCACCGAACATCTTCTGAAGAACGGAATACCGCCGTTCCGCATCTACCTGGCCGACCTCGGCGTACAGGCTTCCAACTACAGCGATGTCCGCAAGGCTATCAATGAGATGGCGGTCATGGTCGAACACCCGGTACTCGATGACGACGGCATACCCACGGGCGAGACGGCCTTCAATCCGGTCTTCGAGGAGTTCCGCGTCAAGGAGACGGGCGACTACTACCACTACGAACGAGAGAACGAGGAAGGGCTCATGGAGATGGCCGAGTCCGTGCGCCACTATGGCTACATCGATGTACAGATCAACCCGAAGGTGGCGGAATGGGCATTCGATATGTCGGCCGGATATGTAAACCACCTGAAACTTATAGCACGCTACAGCACCAAACGACCCACCCCGCGCCTGTATCTGATGCTCATGAGGGCGATAGGGCAGGGGAAGAAACGCGTGCGCTACACACTGCAGGAACTGAAGGAATACCTCGGCATCGTACCCTATACCAACGAGAAGGGCGAGACAGTCACACCCTACCCGAAGTTCGCCCACTTCCGTATCAAGGTGCTCGACGCCGTGCGCGACGACCTCGACCGCATGGCCAAACTCAATCAGACCGATATCCGCTTTGAATACGAATTGGTATATCCCGGACAGCGCAAGCGTGGGGAACCTGAATATGTGGAGTTCAAGATCGAGCGCACGCAGTTGGGCGACGCCTACAACGTTATCGTCAACCACCAGCCTTCTGAAATGAAAGTCTTGCCGCAACAGCAGGATATGTTCCAGAATGAATATGCAGGCACCTGGCAGGAATGCCTTGATGAAATCGTCAGCCAGGTGGAGAATGAGCGAGCCAAGGAAGCGTTCCTGAAGATTCGGTTTGAGAGCTACGACAATACCACCCACGTTCTCACGTTGGTAATCCCCCACAACAACATACTGGAATGGATTGAGTCCGACAAGGTGAGTGGCTTCTTCTATGCCTACATCAGCCGATATTTCAACCGCCCTAAACTGAATTACTATATCCCCAAAAAATAACCGCCCCGATAGCCCCGCCTATATCTTCAACTCACAGAAGATGGCGGGCTCACCGGTAAGGCTCACGCGCATGAAGAATCCACGTGCTTCGAGCATTTCCAGATAGTCAACAAGCGGATCGCCCAGACCGGGTATAGGAACAGCCTTGAAAAACTCACGCAGACGTGCATCATTGAACACCTCGCACGTCTGCGTTTGTGTGTCCACAGGTTTGTAGTTCTGTGTAAAGGCATCCACCTTCTGGGGGATGATGAAGTCTTCCATCGTGACCGATGGCTGGTTTTGTTTTTCGGATTCCATATCATTTTATTTATTTGTTTTGCAAATATAATATTTATTTTTTAAATTTGCAGCCGTATATATCTAAAATGATACACAATGAATGTATTTTTCTATGAATGCAGCGCGTCTTCTGAACTGGGGAAGAAGATATCCCGATTCCATCATGCATGTTTGAAGGCGGATGAAGCGGCTGAGAATTTCGCCAAGAAAATGGGCGCAAAGGCTTACTACAGCGACCCGAGCACTTTCGCAGGTGGAGTCAACTGCCTGGAGTTCGAAGAGTTTCTGGTAGACAAGCAGATGTGGAGGCCTGCCGAGGTGGTCAACGGCGTACAGTGTTATGAACCGGCGGTCAACGTCGTGGCCGGGGCAATCCTGATCGACGACATCGAACGCTTCCGCCCATCCGACACGCGCATCAGAATCTATGCCAAACAGCCCGTGGGCTGGGAGCAGGTACGCCAGTTCTACACCATGGGCCAATGGGCCGCACGGATCGGTTATCAGCTGACAGGCGACAAGGAGGCCGACGGAAAGTGGATTATCGAACAGCTGGAAAATCGGAAGTTCCTCCAGTTTATGGAGTTCTACGGACAGCAGCAGCCCTCACGCAAGGGAAACAAGCGCTCACGGGCTTTCATGCGGGCAGTCCGCGCCGAACAGCAGCGCATGCGACTGCCCGTCATCCCCGTCCAGGAACTCTATAACATCCTGCAGGCTGACTTGCCCGTAGGCGACGGCTCCGCCGACGCAGAAAAGGAACCCTCAACTCCCACGTTCTTCCTCTATCAGGAGTCTTATTATATAGGGGTTTCCTATCCATGCCACCACCGGGACCTCCAGCCTATCACCAAGCAGCGATACACCTACATAGGCAATATGCTCAAACTGTTCCTGAAAAGGAACGCTTCGCCGTCTTAGCCCCCTTTAAAGAGACGCCCTTCTGAGGCGTCGCTCGGAAAACTGCCCGCACTCGCGCGCGCCAGGTCGGCAATCTGGTCGCGCTGGGATGAGATGGTTTCCTGCAACTGCTGGATGAACTGCTGCTGCTCGAAGGCACTGGCCTGGAGGTCCTTGATCAGCTGCTCCTGCTCCACAATGGTCTTCGAGGCGTCGCTGATGCGCTGGTCGTATTCCTGGCGCATGCCTTCCATCTTCTCATAGAAGGATACCTTCAACTCCAGCAGCGATGTCTCGCTTTCCTGCGGACTGGCTTTCTTCACCAGCTTCGACAACGGCTGACCGCCCGACTCGAAGAAGTCCAGCAGGTCTATCCCGTAGTGGTTGCACAGCGATAGGATGTGCTTCAGACTGAGCATCTTCCTGACAGGCTCCTGACCTTTCTCACGGGCTTCGCGCTGCTGCTTGCTGACGCCTAGCCATTCGTCAAGGTTGTTCCTCGAATACGCACCGATCACTCTCAGCATCTCTTCCTTCTCTACACGGTGGCTGACTCTCCATCGCTCCAGGAAATCGTAGTTGTAATCAATCTTTCTCTTCATAAGTGTAATACCAAAATAATATGTTGAACAGATAAAATTTGTTAATAATATATCTAAAAAGATATGTATATGAATTTTAAAAAGTATTTTTGTAGCAAATTTAAAAATTATATCTTTAATGACAAAGGAAAACTTAATAAAAATACTTAACCAGCATAGTTGCCTCAAGGCAACGGACATGTCAGCTGACGATAAGAAAAAACTCTATTCCATCATGGAGCGCTATGGGGCTACACAGTCCACCACATACAACCGTTTCTTCGACAAGGGATTCGACCTCTGGGAACTCCGGGGAATCAACCTCTGCAAGAAACTCTTCATCCGCGAGAACGTGCCTGCCGACGATAAGGAACTGAGTACCCACCTCTTAAGTGTAGGTTCAGGTTTCTATACGGAACTGCCCTTCATGTCCGGACTGAAGAGCAATCTGGTCAACTACATGGCCAGTCTCGGAATGGAACACCGCAACACGGTCTGCAAGCGTTTCGATGCCGACGACTGGAAGCAGTGGGAGAGGGTAGGGATATTGGCTATCATCGAGGAGTTCTATGCCAAGACCGAGGAAAAGGCAACAGCCTGAATCCCAGCCGGAGTCCTACGTGGTCTTCTCCATCGACTACCGGGGAAACGACGATGATGTGCTTACCTTCGTCTTCATGGGCGCACACTGGGACACCATCACAAGGGTGTTCAGATTCCTATGCTGCCCGAACGGAATCGCACGCGGATTCTCACAGTATGAGGAACACGCCTGCATCATGCGCAACGGGAAAGGATATCGCCGCATCTGCGTGGAACTATCCGAACCTAACTATCATTTCGCATCCCTCAGCGATATGTGCCTGCTGGTCGAGGCCAGGCTGCATGCCGAGCAATATCCGTGCCGCGTCAAGCTATACAGGGATTATGAGAAATTCATCAATATCTGACTATCACTATGCTGAATAAAATCAAGGAATTATGATGAAACTGAAATACGCTATGCAGATAGAACGGCACTTCGGCAGCATCTTCAAACAGCCATGTGTCGATGCCATCCAGAAGATCAGCAATGACACGGCCTTCGCCGTCGCATTGCGATACGTGACCGACAGTAACGGGGAACTCCGTAAGTTCGCATTCGAGAAAGAATGGCTCTGCCAGGATTCAGAATCTCAATGGCACGTGTTCAGCGATGAGGAATACCAGTCCATGGAAAAGACATTCCAACCATAAAGGCCTTCGCTAGCCTAGCCCCTGCTTGCCTCGCCCGGTAACGCTGCTATTTGTACCGACCGGAAGCAGGGGCTTTTCAACCCCAAAAAATCAGGAATATGATGACTAAGATACTACTACCGCCCATCTCCGTAGGCAGCGGTTCTGCCGCCGCTCAGAAGTGGAATCGCAAAAACCTGTGCAGAAATTCATCGTTTTTTGAAAAAAAACAGTGCGAAATTCGATTCATTTTTTGCCCCGATTCCGATAAAAAACCGCACGTTTTTTTGAATTTTTCACGTGAAATCCCAAAATTATTGCATAATATTTTGCAAATCAACGACTTGCACTCCCCCAATCCTGAATATTCCGACAATTCCGACTATTCAGAATCTCACACTAACTCGCTGATTTACAAAATATTAAGTTGCAGAATAGTGGAACGAATAGAAAAAATGAAAAAATTGATGCATTTTTTAACCCGTTTTTTCATCGCTTTTTATACTTTTTCTTTGATTATTTTTTAGCTTATGGGACGGAAAAAACAGATATTCCTGCAACTATACACCAAGGATTATACAGGTGACGAAAGGCTCAGAATGTGCAGCCCCGCTGCATGGGGTGTATATAGCTACCTGCTATGCCTGATGAACTCCCAACCTGTGCGCGGCGCATATCAGTTGAGCTTGCTCGAACAGCGCCCCGACCTCAAGCGTAGCAAGACCCGCCGCGTACTGTCCGCAACCACCGAAAGCGCCAAGGTACCGCCGTTCGCGGAGATTCTCCAACGCCAAATGCCGTGGAAAAAGACGGAGATTCTGCGCGCCCTGCGCGAACTCATCTTCTATCGGGTCATCGTCATCGAGGACGACGCGCTGATCCAGCCGCGCATGTACCGCGAAGGCGGTCACACCTTGAAATCCGATGCCCAGCAGGAGGAAGCGGACAAAGATGAAACATCCGCCGCAGGCAGCGGTTCCACCGATGCTGATAACACTGGAAATAAGGTATCTGATAATGATTCTTTTTCCTATCCTGAAAACAAAGAAAAAAAGTCCGTTCCTGCGCACGCGATCGCGCGTACGCGCTCTGAGAATATGAGTTATGAGAATATAAATAATAAGAATAATAAAGAAGGGAATAATAGTAATATAAATGCGGCAAAATCGAAAAAGGAAAAAACACCCGGATTTATCCCGCCCACACTCGAGGAGGTGAAAGCCTATTTCCTAGAACGGGGTACCACCATCGACCCCGAGGCCTTCTGGGCACACTACGAGGCCAACGGATGGATACAGAGCCGCGGAAAACCTATACGCAACTGGAAGGCATGTCTCACCACCTGGGAGCACCGCCGCAATGAGTTCGGAGACGGACGGGGGAAGCAGGCGCGATCGCCACGCATCCAGAACGATACCGTCCAGCGCCCACAGGAGAACGGCTTTGATGATATGGAGAGCTTCGGATAATGATATATATGTATTCTAAAGTATGAGCAGTTACGACGAATCGTTTTCACGTGGGGTGGGGGAGTTGCAAGAAAACCACGGCTTCGAGCCTTACCCCCATCGGCTACATATACAGATACCGCACGCACGCGAGCAGCTGGAGGCAGGACTGCGCTTCTACCTCGGCGAGAATGCCAGGTGGCTGCCCTGCTATGATGAGATAGCCGCATGGCTGACTGACAACCATGGACGCGGACTGCTCTGCGTCGGCGACAACGGACTGGGCAAGACGCTCATCTGCCAGAATATCATCCCCGTGCTGCTGCAGCAGAATATGCACAAGATCATACGCAACTGTTCGGCGCTTGATATGAACCTCCGACTTGATGAGCTGCTGAAGCAGCGACTCCTCTCCATCGACGATGTGGGGACGGAACCGCTCGAGACGCCCATCACCTACGGCATGCGGCGTATCGCCTTCTCCGAACTGGTGGATGCCTCCGAGAAACGGGGCACGCTGCTCATCCTGTCCACCAACCTGCGCACCAACCGGGGTACCGACAAGGAAGGCAACCCCATACCGTCCATCTACGACCGCTACGGACTGCGCACCTACGACCGCCTGCGGGCTGTCATCAAGTCGGTCAAGTTCACAGGAAAGTCTATGAGAAAATAATTTTTATATAGTATTCATTTAAAATTATCAAGTATGAAAACAATTACAAGTATCTGGTTCGAGTGTAAGATTCGATACGAGAAGGTTAATGAGGAAGGGCTTAAGAAGCCCGTGGTGGAAACGTATGTGGTTGCGGCAACCTCGTTTACCGAGGCAGAGGCAAGGGTTATCGAGAAGATGGCACCATACATCAGTGGCGAGTTCGAAGTCGTCGATATGAAGAAGGCTCCCTTCAAGGAGGTGATCTTCAGCGAAGGCGGGTCCGACGATTTATGGTATAAGGCCAAGCTCGACTTCATCACCATCGACGAGAAGACGGAGAAGGAGAAGCGTAGCCGCGTGAACTATCTCGTACAGGCCTCCGACTTCCGCAAGGCTCTTAACAATGTAGATTCCGCTATGAATGGTACCATGATCGGTTACGAGACATGCACGATTCAGGCAACTAAGATTTTTGACGTGTTCGCCGAATGATTCATGCCAGGAAGACACCGAAGGGTGAACTGCAGCTGATTTTGACAGGGAGCGATATCACCGCCCTCCATAATATGATAAAGGGGGCCTCTCTGCCGGAGAGGCGTGCCTTCTACATTACGCGCGCCCTCATTGAAAATGAGTTCCCCGAATATTCCAAGTAGTATTTATCCGCAGGCAGCGGTTAAGCCGCTGCCATAAAAAAAGAAACAGTAATGGCAGATTTCAATGGAAAGGTAAATTTGCTCGCCTTAAAAGGAGCGAAAGTGTTCAGTGGACTGGATCCTGCACACCCGCAGATGAACTGGGTGTGCATACCCGTCCCTTATAATGAGATAGAGCTGTCTGCCGACGGCAAGTATGCCAATGTCGGAATCAGGATGGTCGAGACAAACGACAAGTTCCGGCAGGCCTGCATCCAGCGCCGGCAGATGGCGGGCGACCCCATGGATAACTACACACCGCCCAGCCATCAGGTGGAGGTGTCTTTCTCCAAGGAGTTCCGCGAGAAGGCCATGGAGGCGGCTCGCAAGCGTATCGTGTCTGAGCACGACGATTGGATGTCCAACCCAGACATGCAGGATCCTGAGTCCAACAAGGAACTGCGGAATGCTATCTATGATGCCGTCAGGTTGCGACTCGGCTCCATGTATGCACGCTTCCGCCAGCAACAGACCATGCAGACGGCAGCACCTGCGGCTGCCGGACAGCCGTCGGCATGGACACCCCCTGCCGTGGACCCCATCACCGGCATGCCCGTCCAGCCAGGATATAACCCCGATAACGATGACCTCCCCTTCTAAGTATAGTATGTTGCGACTCAGTCGCAACCCCTAAAACAAAGTTATTATGATTAAGATTTCATTCCCATCAAACGATTTCTCACGGGCCCTGTCCGTGTTGGGCAAGCAGATTGCCCGCAAGTCCCTGTTGCCTATCCTGTCTGATGTGCTCCTGCGCATCGACAGCGAGAGGCAGGTGTTCCAGATGATAGCCTCCGACAGTGAGGCTTGGCTCACGCTCGACCTCCCCTTCATCAACCTCCTTGAGATAGACAAGGAGCCTTTCGTATCGGCCGTCCTACCCTTCGCCACTCTCAAGGAGGTGTTTTCTTCTCTCCCTTCGGTACCGTGTACCGCATGGATCGACGGATTGAAGTTCACCGTATCCCATGCCGACGGAAAGTTCTCCGTGCCTGTACAGGAGGGCACGGAGTTCCCGCTCCCCCCGGCAGTCGTCACCCAGGACGCGCCGATGCCGCGGAGTGTCAGCCCCGTATGCCGCTTCACCGTCGATAGCCAGTGGCTGCTGAAGTCGATCGACGATGCACGCAACTGTGTTGATAACAATGAGCTACGCCCGCAGATGAATGCGGAATGCCTCGATGTCTTTGCCGACAAACTGGTGATCGCCAGCAGTAACGGGCATACCCTCTATAAGAACCAGCTGTTCATGGGCGCCGGTAGTGACTTCCTCGAATACCGGGAGTTCGCTGCCGACAAGTCGGCCAGGCTCCTCCTGCCGAGAACTGTCCTGGGTACCATCGTCACCGCCTTCGCCAAGGCGGAGAAGGTCACTGTCACCGCCGACGAGCAGCGGATACAGTTCCAGGCAGAGGGTATCGACCTCGTCTGCCGCTGCACGGAGGGCAACTACCCTAATTACGAGTCGGTCATCCCCAAGGACAACCCCTACACTGTCACCGTCAGCCGCGACTCCTTGAGCGCTTCCATCCGCCGCTTGGGAATCTTCGCCTCCGAGGCCACGAGCATGGTCCTCTTGCATCGCTATGAAGACAAGCTGGTGCTCGAGGCCGATGATGCCGATTTCTCAACAGAGGGTAATGAACAGGTCTCTATCCTCAATGAGACGAAGATGCCACAGAAGAAGACCTTTGGCTTCAAGATACCAACCTTGCGCGCACTCCTGGATATCATTGGCACCCAGAACGTGGAGATCCATCTCTCTTCACCTGACAGGGCTGCCTTGCTCAAGGAGGAGGATGCCAACAGCCAGCTTACACTTCTCATCATGCCCATGCTCGTACAATGAAACATCCACGAATCTATATCAGCGGACCCATCTCGGGCCGTAATATGGAAGAGGCGCGTGCACACTTCTCGGAAGCGGAAGCCCATCTGAAGCGGAAGGGCTTCCGCACCTCCAACCCACTGCGCATGCGCCTGTGCACTTTCCTGGCCACGCATGGCTGCTACCGTCTCTGCCTCTTGCTCGAACTGGTGTGGCTCGCCTACACCTGTCCTTTCATCTATATGCTCGACGGTTGGCGGTCGAGTGGGGGAGCACGTGCCGAGAAGACACTGGCCCGTGCCCTCCGCAAGCGCATCCGCTACGAGAAACGGACCAAGCAACCATATTCGTGACGCCAAGAATATGGTTCCACCTGAAATGATAGCCCCTCCCCCTTCAACGTAGGCAGCGGTTCCACCGCTGCAAAAAATGTCCCAAAAGTAAACCCCCTCTGATTACCTTTGCATTCGGATATGTTTAGATTAGACAATATACTGGAAGCCTGGGCCACGGCCTACAAGCCTCTCTCCCACGATCCCATCGAGGAGCACAAGCATCGCTCCTTCTACCGTATTGATACCATCAACGGTAACAACGAGTTTGTGCAGAACTACAACATCGCGCCGTCGCCATGCATGGCGTACAGTACGCTGGTGGATGGCTCGCTCGCCCGTTCCAACAAGAAGGTTATCTCCTATCGACACACCATCTACTTCATGGTGCGCCAGAATCCGCCTGCATCCAAGGCGAAGACTGTCACCAACGACTCGCTCGAGGCCACCAGTGCCAAGTACGATGCGGATGATTTGGTGCAGGACTTGCTGGCCTTCCTCTTTGCACTGAAGGATGCTTCCGGACAGTCTGTCCGTGGCACTGGTACGTCGGGGACTGATTTTGTCCACAAGATAGTGGCCACCCTTCCCGAAGACGACCTGAAGGCATTGTCAGGCCTCCAGCTCGAAGGGGCAGAGTGGGGCACGCTCCCCGTCCGTTACAATCAGTGGTGGATCTGCGGGCTACAGATAGAGCAGCTGGCGCCCCGTAGCCTCTGTGTGGTACCAGAACGTTACAACCTTTGAATATTTATTGTGTTTTTGTTATGATTTAATGTAATAATGTTTTTTTTATCGCATAGTATTTGATTAAAACTGATTATTGATTTGGGTTTCAGCGGAAACCAATCCAATCTGTTTAAAATGTCCTTCATGAGTGACACGGAATAGTTTACTCATAGCTAAGTTAAGTCTAGTTTAGATTTTAAGGTTAAGTCAAGAAGCGAAGCAGCCGCGAGGCTCCTCCGCTTCATTTTTATCATCCACTAGCTTTTCCCGTAGGTGGCGATTCCATCGCCACTACTCCAGGAACGCCTTCACCTCCTCCCAGGTGGCCATCTCCACCCGTTCCGTCTCGGGGTTATAGTTACCCACCCCGAGCACCTCACCCCCGGGAACCGACTTCTCTGCAGGCTCCGCTTTCAGCGAAGCCCTCACCACGAAGAACTCAAACGCATCTACCTTCGGGGGCTCCATGTCGCCTATTCCGATCTCCTGCCTGCGCGCATAGCGGATACGCTCCACGTCTTCACGTGTCAGCACGGCCGTCTTCTTCCTCACCTGCCTGACGGCTTTCAGCTCTTCCTTCATGATGTACGACTCCCATGCTTCCGAGCATTGGCGCCAGTACAGCCATGTGAAGCTGTTCTGGAGGAAGTTCTTCCACATACGCGCACTCGCCATCAACACGGTGGCCAGGGGCTCTTCGATAAACAACCTGCGGTTCTTCTGGTCATACCAGATCAGCCCGCTTTCCTCTGCTTTCTCCAGCACGTTGAAGGTTTCCCGTAGCGTGGACAGCTGCTTCACGTTCTTCTGACTCTTGCGCCACTGCTGGATTCTTTTAAATACATTCATATCATTTTAGAGATTGATTCGACCGCAAAATTATAAAAAAATGATAAATTGTATATTTAAAAAGATATTTTAACGTATTAAATTAGTATTATATCATATATATTTTTTAATTTTGCACCCGACATTATTACCTTAACACTTATGCGTATGGCAAATCATTATTATACCTTACCAGAGATATTGGCAGTACCCGTCAATAATCCATACTACGACCGGTTATTTGCTCTGTCTGAACAGAGACAGTTCCTGAAGCCCGGCATCGAGCTGGATATGATCAACATCGAAATCTCTACACTCATGGACCGCGTCAAGAAGCGTTGCAAGATGCTCTCTGAACTCTCGTCCAAAAGGTCTCCCAAAATGAAAGAATAATGATTATGATAAATCGAACAACGTTTTAGGTGCTTGGCCGGTAAACCCGTGCGGTGGCTGGCCGGAAACTTGCTGGTGATGGTGGGATTAAAGGCTTAGGACATCATCAGCTCTACCCCGCCGGCCACGCCACCGCTTTCAAGCCCCTGTCTTTCTCAGTATGTTGTGGCTCTGCCACAACCCATAAAAAAAGAACTCAATGAAACTGAAACCCGCCCACGCAGTTGGCCGAAACCTGAAGATGACACCCTTGCAGAGAATCATGGCCAGTACCGGCCGTCGCCCCGTCGAATGCAGATGTCGCCTGTGCCAGTCACAATGCCACCAGCCATGTCTCGGAACACCGCAAGATATCCTACGCCTGATGGATGCAGGATATATCGACAGGCTCGGCGAGGCAGAATGGCCGCTGGGGATGGTATGGGGGCTGATAGACCGTGAGATTGTGACCATCCAGGCCCGTTGGCAAGGTGATTGGTGCACCTTCTTCCACGACGGACTGTGTGAGCTCCATGACAAGGGGCTGAAACCCACCGAAGGACGCCTCTCCCACCACTCTACGCGCATCGAGCAGTTCAAGCCGGCCAAGTCTATCGGCTGGGCGGTCATGAAGGAATGGTTGGCTGCCGACAATGCCGACGTGGTTCGCGAGGTGTATCATAGGTACAATGAGTATCTGAAACAGAAAATAAAGAAAATATGATAGTCCATAGATTTATGTCCGATGCCGAATACAACGTCCTGATAGCAGGCGGTCGGCTGATGAACGCCACCAACCATGGCTCCGATGGCCACCGCACGGACTCCGTCGGATTTTGTTTCTTCATCGAAGATCCTGACGAAGCCATCCATTGGCTTTCCGGGTGTACCTACCCCGACTGGTGCGTGACGATGGAGATACCCGACAACCTCCTACGAGAGTCCTACGGTATCTACCGCGACCCCAGTCGCGACAACCTCCATGCCGTTGCTCCCCAAGGTGGCCGCCCCACGGTTCGCCGGCGTGAATACTGTCTGACGAGCTACAGCCTCCAGGAAGTCCGCATCATCTCAGCCACCCCCCGCTTCAGCTACTACGCTGATTTGCGCCGCGACTTTGAAAGATTAGGTATATTAAACAAGTAGAGAAACCGCCCGTGTCGCTAATTGCCGGAGCGCCGATCAGCAGTGAGACCAGCGTCGCCAATGGCTCGAATAACATTGGAACCTGCACGGGTACTATGCGCAGCGGCGTAGAATATGTAAAACCCCCTAAAATGCGGTATAAAGGATGCCGCGCGGTGTAAGTCCGCAACATTGAGAGTTATGAATACAGTAATGAACCTGAAGAATAGAAAGCCTGTCTGAGAAGTTAGCAATAACTTCATCATGACGGGACGGTATATTCAATTTCACCGGAAGATGTGGATTGGTAACGGATGATTTAGACGGTCACTCGTGCTGAACTGTCCGATGGTTAGATTCTATGAATAAGATGGATAGGGTTATCACAATGTAGGAAGAGGGCTCAATGAGTTACGTGAAGGGTAAGTTTTCATATTGTGTTTTATCTATTAGGATGTCCAGTCGTGAGATAAGACATCCTTTCAAAAGAAAGTATGTTGCGACTCAGTCGCAACCAAAGATATCCCAGGCCGGGTCGCTAACTAGGAAAGCGGCGATCAACAGTGAGACCATACTTGCAGTGGCTCGATTAACACTGGAACCTGTCCGGCCACGATACACAGCGGTGTATTTTACCGATTGAAAAAATGAACAATGTTAAACGTTATCAGCCCCGACAAGGACGGGGCGCCGTGAAAGTCGGCATTAGTGTGTATTATGAAGAATATTAATTCTCAAGTGTCTAA